TTACGTCCTCGTACTTCGTCCTCATCGTTCCAACTAAATAGTAACTGTTTACGGTCTGCCCAAACTGAATAGTAAGGACTGGTTGCATTTCTATCAAACCAGTCCATTACTGCGTCAGTACCAGTTACCATAGCTTTATTAATTGCCATAGTATTGTATTTTAAAAGTGGTAATATACACCAAAAGAATAAGCTACACCAGTAGTTGCTAATGCTGTTGGTACACTTACATAAGATTTAACCCAGCTAATTGTTAAGTCATTCACTGCTGGTAATTCAAATGTATATGGATCTGCTGCACTATTAACCATATTATTCAAAGTAAGCATAGGTACATTGTACACTAATTGCAAATCGCCTTGATATAAAGTTAAAAATGATTTTTTCATATCTGCAGTAGTAACTGGAGTTGATCCAGTTAAAGGTGTTGCAGATATTGTTCCAGCAGTATATATTTGAATAGCTGTGATTTTGGCATTACGTAAATTTGGCAAATCATTGAAGTACCACCTTGTTAGGGTACTACCCGAACTTACTGGTATTTCAACTGCCTCAAATCTTTCAAGACGTATCATATCTATTAATTATATTTTTTAAAAATAGGGGGAATTAACCGTCCCCCAGCGGTAGCGTTTAAACTTCGCAAAAGTATAAGTTATTGAAATACAATTACTTAACGCTAGTGACATTCTGCGCCAATAGGCCATAAAAAATTGTCGCAACGTATGTATTACTATCCAATGCGCTTGGAGCTGCTGGTAATTGTAATGAAGCATTAATATTACTAGCACCATTCAATACAATGTTAGGCTCACAAACTACCATAGCGTACTCATCAAAACTTTGCTCATCTTGTGTGTATTGTGCTGGAGATGTTGCAGTAGCACTGTTGAAGTTTGTATTTTGTTGTGTTTGTGGAATATCCAAGTGTTGTAATATTGACCATTTTGGTAAAATGTTTTGGTTATTTACTTGAATGTTAAAATATCCATTATACACAGTATATAACTGAGCATTACCAGTTGGAAATGCTGTTAAGTTAGGATATGAATATGATCTAGCTGCACCGTTAGTTGCTGCACCAGATACTAATAAGAACTGAATAGAACTTACGATAAACATATCTTGAAGTTGCAAGCGAACCTCTCTATTAGTCGGAGTTGTAGCACCAGACTGTAATTGGTTCACTAAAATTGGCACTTGATAAGATGCAGAAGAAGTGTTTAATAAACTTTCACTTCTTAAATATGAAGGAGTTAAAACTGCGTGTGATGCGTCATATCCTAATTGATTGATCAACGTTTTAGCATTTTCAAATACTAAACGAGATCCCATTTGAGTTTGGCTCATTTTATTATTTTTTTATATTTTATTAATAAAGGTTAAAAAAGTTAATTAGCATTGCTCCATAATAGCAGCATTACGAATACCAGCTATGTATGTACCAGCAGATGCTCCTTGATAACCAGCAATGTTAGCTACTGGTTTATTACCATAGTAGTTAGCACCGATACCAGAAACTAAGCCAGTTGTTTTAACTAAATTCAATCCACCTACTGCAATCATACCAGCACCTAATTTTGCACCGATGTCGCCTTTGATGAATTTTGGAGTTAAAATACCTAAAGCTACTGGTACTGCTCCATTAATTAAACCTTGAGTTGTAGACGTTTGACCAGTTGTCATAGGAGCTACAAATTTTTGTACTAACACTTGTGCTAATACTGCACCACCAGCAATATATGCCGCAGATGCTACGCTTCCACCAATTCCGTGTAATGCACTATGGCGACGGCGTTTAGTATGGTGGCGTTTTTTTGCGTGATGTTTTCTTCTTGCCATTTTGATTGTTTTTTTTATGAGAAAAAATTGTTATTTAGTTTTTTTTAATCTATTCATTGTAATTTGTCTATCAATATATTTTTTAGCAATATTTAATTGATCTGTAGAAAATGCAAATCCAAAATGTTTAGTTATTGGAGTATAAAATTTTTTACCACTTTGTGTTTGTGTTACGTCAATAATATGCTTTTTATATAAAATATATTTTTTAAAATTTTTACTTACACCAGACATATGTGCTTTTTGTACATTTTCAGCGTGTTGTATAGATTTTAATACTGATCTTTCAGTAGGTTTTCTTTTTGCTTTTTTAGTAGCTGTTTTTCTTACTGCTTTCTTTTTAATAACACCTACTGCTTTTTTCTTAGCTGCTTTCTTTTTTACAGCGTGTTTTTTGCCAACTGGACTTTTACCTTTATGCTTACTTGCATAAATAGCAGACGCTTGTGCAACAGCTTTTTTCCATTCCATTTTAGGATTTTTTTTGCGTATTGCCTTAGCTTCTTTTATGATCGATTGTAAAGCTGTCATTTGCTTAGATTTTTAATTAATAAAATTATTCCTATACCTATTGCTCCATATAATACCCAATTTGTAGTACCACTGGTTGCACTGGTTAATAAATTTGTAGCAGTTTGCAATGGTGTTGCATTGTAGTTAATTTCCGATGTACTAAACATTGCAGATTGTAAATTATTGTAAAGATTGTTACCATTTTGAAATGATGATCTTATACTGTTTAAATATGTATTCCAATAATTTTTAGCGTCTGGTGTTAATTGCATATAATCATTTGGATAATTTTGCCTATACCAAAGTAACCACTCTGCTGCGTCTACATCTTCTGCTTTTGGATTTATTTTTTGACTATATGCAATTACGTTAATCAATCTGTTATAAGGATCTAAAATTGCAATTTTTGGTTTTGCATTTTTTATAAAATCTCTTGCGTCTGCAGCTGGGTGGCTAGTCCATTGTGTCCAAAGATCACTAACAAATCCAGCAGTAGCTAATAATGCTGCAATATCTGCTGCTGGATTTAAACCAAACTGACCACCAGCTGCAGCAGTAGCTAAACCAGCTTGTACTGCAGAACTAACTGCAATAGCTGCTGCTGGTGCTGTTTGTGATAAAGCACCTATTTTTTTATATCCTATATAGTCTTGATTATACACTATTATTTCTTTTTTAATAAAAAATAAGCAGCTAAACCAGCAGCACCTAATAAAAATATAGTATTAGTACTTATTCCAGTTGATGTTGGTGCAGTAGTTGTATATGTTCCAGTAGTAGGATTATATACTGGTGTAGTATATGTACCAGTTGCTCGATTATATACTGGTGTAGCTTTTGCTGGTGTTGGAGCAAATACTTTTAATACACTTGCTGCTGAAGATAAAAATGATGATAATGCACTTGTAGATGTAGTAGTACTTGTTGCTGCTGGTGCAGTAACATTTGTAGGTAAATTACCAGATTGATCAACTAAATTACCAGCAGCGTCATAATATTGACCACCAGAATAAGTTAAACCAGTTGCACTACCAGTATCTACTATTGTACCAGCATTTGGATCAAAATTTGTAGGATCATCTCCTATTCTTTTTCTTATACCACTCATTGCTACTAATGCCATATTTTTAATTTTTTTATCTTTATAAAAGTAAGGTTGTTTTCTTTCGTTAAATTGATCTAATACTGGATCTATCCAGTACTCATTACCATTTTCTTTTATTACTGCAAAAACGTGTTGTGGTGTATTATCAAATGGATCATACGAAGCAAATCTATAATACACATCAAATTTTTTACCAGTGTTTCTACGATATGCGTCCATAACACCATTTGCAAACGTAGCATATCCTTTACAATCAATACCTATCATATTACTAGCAAGTATTGCTGCTGGGGATCTTAAAATTTGCATTTTTTCTGGCTCAATCGTATATTTAAAATCATCTTTTAAAAATTGCCATACATTAAATGCAGTTTCTTCTACATTTCCACCGTCAAAATATCTAAAGATCTTATCATATTCCGTAGAATATTTATAATGATTTTTAATTAAAGCGTCAATAATATCCGTAGTATCTTGATTACCTACGATTACTTCCTTTTTATTTAAAAAAGGACTGACTTTTCCAATTAAAACATTTCTATTAACCATTTACAGTAGGATAACCAAAGTTTAATGGTAAACTAATATAATCAACTAATATAGTTCCAGTAAATTTATAATTAAATGAACTGCTTTGATATTTATCAATCAATGCAGATACACCAGTATAACTTAATGTAATTGGAATTTTTAATTCACTAGATCCAGTTTGCAAAGTAGTAGGTGTAATACCTAATACACTACCAACTAAAGCACCGTCCACGTATAGATCCCCTTTAATTTGTTGTATTTCTGCTGTTACTGGTGTTGGGTTATTTACTTGTACTACTAAATTAACACTAGGATTAACTAAAGACATATTGCTAAAGTCCAAGTTTTTAAAAAATACGCTAAACGTTTGGCTTAATACGTATTTTTCGTATAAAACATATCCTAAAAATAAAGCTGGAAAAATCCACCACTTTTTACCCATAAAATTTGAATTGCCATAAAATTACGAAAAAAAACGTACAAAAAACACTTTTTTCAAGTTTTTTTAAAATGTGGATAAAATGTAGGGGTAGATATGCAATGTTACGAATGTAAAAATGTATTTTTGGCTCGTTAGCCGAGCAAAAATACATTTCATATACCCCTAAAATACTATGTTAATATCTAACTTTTTTGACCTTTAAATAAATATATTTAGATATTTATTTGGTTATTTGAAAAAGTTATATAAATTGCACTGGTAAATATTTTACTGACATAAAATAAACCCAATGCAAAAAAATCTATCCAGCACTACTGCTGTGTTGCTTGAAATTAAGCGACTAAATGAAAAACGTGATTATCTACGTTTATTAGCCTCACTAACAAATTACAAAGACTCTGCAATGATCTTTACAGCTTCTCATAAATTTGAGGGCAGCACTTTCCAAAGTGTACGTCAAGATGATTTTCCATTTGATATGGCACAAGAATTTCGTATGTTAATTGAAGATGCAATAGCAAATTATAATAGCGATATTGCTACATTAACCGAACATTTAAAATATATATAATGAGAAAAATATACTATTTAGGTTATTGGATATATGAAGTAGGTAACGAATACGTAGTAGATATAGATAATAGCTTCCATAAAACATTAACCAGTGCAAAAGCACATATTGATTACTTAACAAAATAAAACTATGAAGTACGCACTTACAAACGCTTTCCCAGCTACACCAATGCAAGACAAATTTGGACAAATTGTTTTTCCTACTGCTGGACTATCTAAATTGGAATACTATTCGTTAGAATTGTATAAAACATATTGCACCATAGCTGGGGATCAGTTAGGCGAACTGGAAGCAAATGTTATAATGAATACGTCAATACACGACGCTATGGAATTAATAACACTATTAGAGGAAAAAACACAAAACTTACAAAATGACCAAAATAATACATTGGCTATTGTTCAGCCGTAATGGACAAAGTTTAATAATAATTTTAATCGCTTTATACATAGCTGGATTGCTGCAAAATTGGTAAATGGAAAATAACACTGACAATAAACTTACAGTTACCGAACTACTAGCAAAACGAAAATATAACCCAGACTACATACCGAACAAAGAGGACATCATTTTTACGGTGGGTAACAGACATACTGGTAGCTTGTCCGCATTTATAACACTTAGCGGACTCCCCAAAGCTGGAAAATCGACTTTTGTTGCTGCAATAGTAGCTTCTGCCTTTGTGCCTTATGATATTTTCACAATGAAAATACATTTGCCAAAGGATAGGAAAAAAATATGCTATTTTGATACTGAAAGTAGTGATTACGACTTTTATAGACAAATTGGTAAAATAAAAAGTTTTGCTGAATTAGCTATGCTTCCTGATTGGTTTAATGCCTATCAAGTAAGGGAGGACGGAAGTGGTATGATCCGTAAAATGGTAGAAACTTATTTAAGTGAAAATGCAGATTGTAGCGTAATTATTATAGACGGACTGCTAGACATTATTATAGATCAAAATGATACTAGGGAAGCTAGTTTAGTTACTAAGTGGCTTAAAAAAATTACTAAGGTTTACAATGTACTTTTAATAACTGTATTGCACCAATCTAAAAGCAATTTATCCACTACTGGACATATTGGTAGTGCAAGTGATCGTTTTGCACAAAGTACCTTAGATATTGTAAAAGATAAAGAAAGGAACTGTTACGTATTAACCAGTAGATTTATGAGAAGTGATATGGACTTTGAGCCTATAACATTAATGAATTTTAACGGAGTATTCCAGCAAGTAGAAACAGAAGTAAAAAAAGAAACTGGTAAAAAAGCAAGTGATTTAAGTGATCTTGAAAGTAAAACACTTTGCAATACAATAGTTGTAGTACCTACAAATTATAATGATATTAGTGATGAGATTATAGAAAGGACTGCTACCAGTAAATCGTATGCTAAAAATCTTATAAAGATATGGATTAATAAAGGCTGGATATTAAAAGGAGCAGATAATAAATATTTTACTAGATAACTTTTTTAACCTTTAATAATGAAAATACCAATAGAATTATTTTTACACTGGCAAGATAAAAATATGTTTACATATTATAATACTAATGCAAATATTGAGTTTTATTTATTATTTTATAAAAATAAATTAAAACAAAAAACAATAATTTGCCCACATTGCAAAAGTAAAGTTATAAAAACAAAAGGTGATAAAGTATATTGTTCTCGAAAATGTCAAATGAGAGCTGGACAATTAAGATATAAAACAAAAATAAAATAATATGAAAACACCAATGCAACAATTAATTATTGATATTGAAATTGTAAAAAAACACGGAATAATTAGTTATTATTCTGCAAATGAAGTTTTAGATACTATACAAAATATATATTTAGAAGAAGAAAAAAGACAAATGTATGATTTAATAAGATTTATGAGATTATATGATAAAATGGGTAAAAGTATTGAGGACTTATACAATGAATTTTATGAAACTATTTAAACTTTTATATTTAATATTTATATTGTTTCCAGTAGCAATAATATTAGGCAGTTGTATAGCATTTATAACACTGGTAGAACATATTATAGATCAGTGCAAAATCAATACTAGTGGTTAGTATGTCAGTAAAAAAAAGCAGCCCAGAATTTAACAAACTGGACTGCTTACTGACAATAAACCCAAAGGTTTAACTTTTTTCACCTCAAAGATATATAAAAATGACAAACAAAACTAGAATTTATTTAATTATCCAGCAGCGTCGTGCAGTCAGTTTACAAGACATTTACGACATAACAAAACTAGATCGTATGCAAGTACTTAGGGCAGTTAGCCATTTGTGCCTAAAACGTAAAATAAAGGCTTTTAGTGATGATACTGGCAGATACTTTAAGATAAACGATAAACCCCTTTAAAATGGCTAAAAAACTATTTACAGCTATTGTATTTATGCAAGACATAAACGACCAGCCTAGAAAGTATCGTAATATAGCAAACCTTAATTCATTTAGGTTATTTGTAGAAAGTATAAATGGATCATACTATAATTTGTATGATAAATCTACTAAACTTTTCGTAGAACGTATATACATAAAAAAAGGGCAGTAGATACTGCCCTCGCTTTTTACTTACAAAACCATATATTATACACCTATGAAAGGAATAGTTGTTTCTCTGCTGCACGTCTATTTACTAACCCTTTATTTACTTTAGGTGGATTACCAGAATAAACCCAACGATCAAATTGATCTGCAACAGTATTTTCATCAGCACCACTATTTAATAATTTAAGTAAAGTGCTGGTAGCTAAAGCATTATCCCCCTCATTATAAGCAAATGATGATAAAGCTATTAATTGATTATCAGTAATTGGAACAGTTACCAATGATCTAACTGTATCGTATTCTTTTTGCGACTCTATTAATAACCAACGTTTTGCTGTATCTTTATCAATTACGTCCCCTTGTTCAACTGCACGATCTTCGTCCCAGTTGTACCCAGATCCATATCCAATAGACCATTGTTTCTCGTCCCATTCTGCTACTGGTGTAAAGTTTTCTAAATTACCAATAAAATTAAAAAATTGATCACTTAAAAGTCCAAAACTTGTATTTGTTAGACTTTTAGCTATTTTATTTCTTAGCATATATAAAATTATTAAAGTAGCACCCAATCCGAGTGCTATTTTTTTATTTCTAGTCATTATTTTACATTTGATCCAGTACTTGCATCACTTGCACTAGCACCTAATAAAAAGGTACTAATAGTAGCTACTAATTGTCCAGCAGTTTGTAATTTACCAGTGCTAGATGTTGCAAAATAGCCACCAATGGCAGCTAATAAACCAAAAATTGTAGTTTTAGCGTTTTTCATTGTCTTTTAATTTTTTAATTTTTTGAATATTGTACACAATAGTAGTTACACCAGACAATATACCAATACCCATTAAACCTATTTTAGTCATTTGTTCAATGTCTAACATACTTGCAACGTATGCCAGTGCAGTTAATGCAGTACCTTTTATGCTGGTCATATCTATATTATTGTGCGTCATTTTCTTGCTTAAGTTCATCGTTTAACACTAATAAAGCGGTATTAACTGCCGTAACGCTTTCAACGTTTTCAAAAAGACCTCTTTTAATAGCTGCATCGATTACTTGTTTAATAATGTCAAGTGCTTGTTTCTTTTCCATAAGTGTATTTTTTTATAAAATTAAGAAATAATTGTAAGATTTAACTTTCCAGCCGCCCAAGTATATGCAAAATCGTTGCTAGTTGGACTGCTTTCGTATGTTTGATAATCTGCACCGTCCATAGTTAAGCTACCACTTGCAAGTGCATTGCCTTGCATATCCATTTCATTTGCATATAATACATAATAAAATGTAGCACTGGTAGTAAGGTTATCGCTTGTAGATACTAAGTTTAAATAGTTTGCATTAACTATTGCACCATTTACCCATATACCTACTGGTTGTATTTGTTTCATATTATTGTATTTGAATGTAATTAGTAGTTCCGTTTCCAATTATTGTTGTACTTGCACCACTTGCTAAAGTTAAACTTGTTACCGTACTGGTAGCACCAGCAGCAATAAAAGTATTTGTACCAGTACGTCCAATGGTTAAAGCACTTGCAGAATAGTTTTTAATGTAATATATCATACTTTGTCCGTTGGTATCTGGTAAAGTTAAACTAACACCAGCACCACCATTGAAAAAATAAAAACTTGTATTTACAGTAGCAGTTGTATTTGTGCTAAATGTTAAACCACCAATACCCAAACCACCAGTAAATGATTGACCAGTGTTTTGTAAAACACCTTGACCATTTGATGATGTAGAACCATTAAATAATACGTTACCAGCATTTGTTATATTTAATCTTATATTTTCAGTAGCAACTGCACCAGCACTACCACTTGCAAAAGTACAAAAATTAATATTTCCACTATTCGAATTACCAGCACTTAATCTAATAGTAGCACCATAACCATTTTGATCATATAAATATCCACTACTTTGTGAGTATATAATATTACTTGACAATATAGAATTTCCAAAAAGTGATAAAACAAATGAATTTGCTTGTGTTGGAAATGGACTACTTGTTAAAAGTTTTAAATAAGTACCGTCAACACTGGTTGAATTAACTGTAATATTACTATTTGCAGTTATTGAATTTGAAAAAGTTGCAGCACCAGTAGAAGTAGCAATTTTTAATGCAACATTTGAATTGTTATTGTCAATGAATGATAAAAATTTATCGTCTACTGCACTTGCGTCTACTGTTATACTCCAACGCTGTGTATTATTTCTATTTATAAATGAAATTGCATAACCTAAAGTAACACTTTCTTGTAAAGTTAATACTGTACTTGAATTAGGACTTGTGGTATTTATACCTACTGCACCATTATCGAATATTAAACTATTACTTAATTGAGTAGTACCACTAAATTTAGCTACATAATTTGTAGTACCTGTTCCTGTGATTGGATTTGTTAAAGCAGACTGTTTATTATTAAATGTAGTCCAATCAGTACTGGATAAATATCCGTTTGTAGATCCACTAGATTGTGTTATGCTAAATGCACCAGTACCACTATTATAAGATAATGGTGGTGAAGCACTAAAAGCAGATAAACTTGCTTTGTTATTAAATGTATTCCAATCAGTACTGGATAAATATCCACTTGTACTGGTAGTAGCTTGTGTAATACTTATAGCACCAGTACCAGTATTATAGTTTATTGGAGTAGTACCAGATAAACTTGAAAGTGAAATAAAGTTAGACGGGTTAGATGCAAGGTAGTATGTACTGTTATCATAGCTTATTGTAGTTCCAGTAGCTTTTACAAAACCAGTACCATTTATTTGTGCTTGTTTACTATTAAATGTAGTCCAATCAGTACTGGATAAATATCCAGACTGTGTGCCACTAGATTGTTTTACAGCTATTGTAGTACCAGATCCAATTACAGCACCAGTACCACCAGCAATAGTTAAAACACTGCTTGATGTTTCGGTTAAGTTACCAAAACTTAAAGCAGCTTGTTTATTATTAAATGTATTCCAATCAGTGTTAGTTAAATAACCAGACTGTCCAGTGTTAGCCACTTGAATTGAAAATGCACCAGTACTGTTATTATAAGATAGTGGAGTAGTTGCACTAAATGCAGATAAACTAGCTTTGCTGTTAAATGTATTCCAATCAGTACTAGATAAATATCCAGACTGACTAGCACCACTTTGTAAAATACTAAATACACCAGTGCTGCTATTATATTGTAGTGGACTAGATCCACTTAAAGATGTCAAAGTAATATATGCAGAACTATCCACTGATCCGTCAGCTTTTAAAAACTGACTAGATGTACCACCAGATTTAATTAAACTGGTAGCAGTGATTGAATTTATAAATGTAGCTGCACTATTAGATCCACTAAAAGACAATGCAGTAGTACCTATTTGATTATTAAATAAATCAAATGTATTACTACTGGTATTACCAATTCGCCATTTATTTACACTAGCATTTAAAAATATAATATTACTAGCGTTTCCACCAGTATTATTTAATGCTAACATAGATGCAGAAGCAGAACTATGTATATCGAATGGACTGCTAGGTGCAGTTCCAATACCTAACCATTTGTTAGTGTTATCCCAAAATAAATTACTGTTGTCTTGACTTAATTGTCCACCAGTAGTGGCAAATATTACTGATCCACTAGTTAAACTAGCTTGTGTTATTGCGTTGGTAGTTAAACCACCAGCAGTAATAACAATACCAGCACTGGTAGTATTACCATTTGTGGTAACTACTTGTAAGTTTCCAGTAGATCCTATTCCAGTATTTGCAATTAATACCCAGCTTGTGCCATTATCTACAAATATCTGGCTAGTATCAGTAGATATAAAGATCCTACCACTAAAACCAGCAGCAGGTCTATTTGCAAATATATCCTCGTATATAGCTGGTGCATTTTTTTGGTTTAATACACCATTTGATATTCCTAATGACATTTTTTATATTTTATACGTTTACGTATCTTTTTCTTACTATTACTACGTTATTACCAGTAGTACTTGTTCCAAAGTTTACAAAGTATCTTTGCGTTGTATTTTCGCCAGTGTTACCGGTTACTTCAAATTGTTGGCTAGGTTGCAAAATAATACTTTCAATTTGCACTACGCTTGTACCATAATTAATGAATACATAACCGTTAGCATTGTCGCCACCTACGTATTGACTTGTATCAACTGTATAAAAATCAATCTCATATTTTAATAAACTTACTGTTACGTCACTCATATTATATAGTATTTGGTATTTTACCTAATTTTTTTCTCATTCCATTTATTGCAAAATGTACATTATAATCGCTTACAGCATTTACTGTTGTAGTAGTTGTTGTACTAGGTGCAAGTGGTGTAAATGGCGTTGCTGGTGTTGATGTTACAACTGGTTGTTGTTGTTGTTTATTCATATACCAGTAAATACCAAAACCAATTAATGCTAACCATATAAGGCTATTATCGTCTTTCATATTTTTATTATTTTATGTGTATTGATCTACTAATACTGCTGATTTAGGAATAAGGTTAATATTATCTATATTAACTGCACTTGCTTGTGCAGTATTTTGTAAACCACCACCAGTAGGAATATTTGTAATTGTACTTAACATATCCGATACTGGTGTAGGTGTTGCAGCTTGTGTGCTAACACTTACAATTTCTGGTGTAGGTGCAACAGTTACGGGTTGTTGTGCTACTGGTTGTGTACTTATTACAGTTTGATCTACTGGCACATTTTGAGGCACAGTAGGAATACTTACTGCTGTTGTTGCTGGTGGAGTAGATTTACCCATTAGCCAATATACTCCTAAACCAGCAGCTATCAATAAAAATATAGTATTATCGTTTTTCTTTTCCATATTAAGCAGTTAATACGTCACTAGCATTTACAAATGCTGGTAAACCGTATGTGAATGTATCGCCATATACCACGCTGTAAACACCAGCATTTAAACCAGTTACGGTCATACCTGCACCAGCATAATCATAAGTAAAAATTACATTTTGATTTTTGTCAAATAACTTTGTACCTACTTTGCTATATACCTCTTGACTTCCAGTAGGTGCGTCTACTTGTCCTACTAATGTTACACCAGCAACAGTACTTTTACTTTTAAAACTACTAAATAGCACATAAGCACCAGCTAATAAACCTAGCGTAATTAATGTATTGTTTTTTTTCATTTTTTTGTCGATTTAACTATTGACGGTAATGCTATTGCTAATACTATTGCACCTACAATATATGGTAAATATTGGTTTAAATAATAACTTACTACACCGTCTTTTGCAATAGCGTCTGCTTTTTGCTGATCTGCTATTTGTTGCAATATATTTGGCAAATCTGGTACATCTAATACACTAGGATCGTGTAATACATATACTGGATTAAAATTATCGTAGTCTGTTGGAGTCAAATATATCATATAATATATTTGTCCAGCACTACCTTGTATCCAGCTATAAATATTACCTATTCTTTGACCAGCAGTAAATGTAGCAGCAACATTTTTAAATGTGCTATCTAAAGCATTTACATTACCTTTTGCGTATAGATCGTGATTTACTAATTTATCTGCTGTTACTGTTGCCATTATTAAAGGTTAAAAAAGTTATAGCATAGCAAGTAATGATTTAAGCTGTACAGTACCCATTTGATCTAATTTTCTCAAATGATCTATTGTAACGCCTTTATTCATTAAACTATTTAAAATTGTTATTGCTTCGTTTTCATCTGCATTGTCTATTCCAGCTAGACCAGTTGCCACTGCTTCGGCAGTATTAATACCTAATAATTTAGATATTCCAGCCATTAATAATGTTTGCATATGTGGACTATTCATAATGCTACCCAGTACTCCTTTATCTTCCTCTACTTCTTCTTCCTCTAAGTCCTCTGCATTTAATTTAGTTAAAATAGCGTTTTGTGTTTCTAATACTCTTTCAAGTACGCTTTCCATTTTGCTATTATAACCAACACCAGCCATTTGTTGCATACCGTACATAGGTCTTTCTAATTCAGTAGGTCTAAAGTTAAGACTAGCATTAATAGGCGATTTATCAGTAATAAAACCGCCTTTTTCCTTTTTAGGGTGCAGTTTTATAGTTAATAGATCACTAACATTATTTTGCTCAATCGCACGTAGATCGTCCTCTAATTTGTTACGTCCTCGTACTTCGTCCTCATCGTTCCAACTAAATAGTAACTGTTTACGGTCTGCCCAAACTGAATAGTAAGGACTGGTTGCATTTCTATCAAACCAGTCCATTACTGCGTCAGTACCAGTTA